TTCTTCGGAAGTAACCTTGCGCTGATATCAAGGTTCATCTTGCTATCTAGGAATGTATTTGTCAGTTTCATTATTTAATCCATTTATCCTTGCCTCTCATAGTCATAAGAAGCCTTCCTGGGTGCATATTGCTCATTCGTATCTTAGCGTTCCTTAGGTTCGCCATCTTATCTTTTCTCGCCCTAAGCACAGCGTACTCAGGCACGTTAGACTTAGAGTTAAGTATAGCCCACCTGATGTAAGTGTACAGATACTCCTCTGCCATCTTGTTGACCATTATCATGTCGTCGTCGTCGGCGAGTCCGTCAGATATGTACTCTATCACGACATTCTTGCCAGACGCTCCTGAAGAAAAGTCTATAACGCCAGAAGCCTTGTTAACACGGAATGTAGGGGCGTTTGTAGCCTCTGCCGTGTTTAGTCCGTACCTTACCCAGTTCTGTGGGAAATACCACTGGTCATTGATGAACCATCCCCAATAGTCTAACGGGCTCCACTCCAACGGCAAGTTATTAAGAGCCTCCTGCGTCAATAGAGACTCGACCTCTATAGAGTCGCCATTAGAGTCAAATATAATATTGCCTGAACTGTCCTCTGCCACAGAGTACGCCCTGTTAGGCCTAGGAGCCTCGAACATCTGAACAAGCGTTCCGTTTATGTCCATGTACATCTTAACGTACGACACGAAGTCTGGAGGCATAATAACCTTTAGGTTTTCTCCCACCTTAGTCTCGTAGTTTCTTGTCTCTCTAGCCGCATCGTAGTACAGCTCCTGTATGCCGCGTTTCGCGTGGAACACTATGGTGTACCTGTTAGTATTGTGAGCCACGAGAGAGTCGTCGCCTACGTACATAAGGATAAAGTTGTTCACTATATCCTTTAGCGTAACGTACTGGTAGCTTCCCTCGTTCCCGTTGTAGTATTGTTGATCTGTCATTATTGTTGTTGCTGCTGTCTAACCTGTTCTTGATTTGATGCGTACTGTACAACCTCTGCCTCCCTTATCTGAACGCCTGAGTACTCTAATATCTTAACGACTATCTTGTAGAACTCAGACTCCGATATCTCGAAGTCCTGATACAAAGGATCCGATCCGTTAAACACAGGAATATCGACAGACATGGTAAACGTCCAGTTAGGAGTCTTAGGATACCTGATGTAGTACAGCTCTATCGGTGTCGATATGGTCGTAGGGTATACGTTGATATGGTTACCGTGCATTACATAGTACGGATACCTAGCCGTTGGCGCTGTCAGGTTGGAGTTAAGCAGGTAGTTTAGCTTCTGCTGCTCCACGTGCTGGACCTCGTTGCCGTTATAGTACACCACGTTGATAAGATACCAATCGTCAGGCAGGTTATACGTTGTACTTGCAAGAGAAGTAGGCATAGATACCGAAGCCGCTAAGTAAAGAGTTCCGGCATTTGTTATAGTTACAGACGATACATTCCCTAGGCCGTCTATGGTATAACTTGCCGTAGCCTGAGTACCACCGACAGAAGGCGCACTTATTACTAATTGACCCGTAGTGTTTGGAGGGTAGCCACCGCCTGAGTTGGTTATGGTTATTCCCACTATGTTTCCTGAAGCTACCTTAGCTACAAACGTCGCAGGCTCTACAGACTTAGATACTAACACGTTAGACGTAAAGTAGTCTATCGCCTGGTCCATCTGCTTAACTAGGTCGGCATAACCTTCGTTGATCTGTCCGGCCTTTAACCTGTTTACATACTTGTTGTAACGCTCAAAGTACTCCTCAAATATCTCTAACTGAGCCATATTTGCGTACTTATTGAACTCATCAGGAGTAATATAACCGTTGTTGTCCTTGTTTAGGATGTACAACACCGCCTGTCTTACGTCGTCTATCATAGTCACAAAGGTACAAAAAAAACCCCTCTAAAGAGAGGGGCTTTAAGTATATCAAAAAAGATATTTTTAAAAACGAACACCGGAAACCCAGTTAGGGACGGTTCCGACAATTGACAATTGAGGCAATGTATAACTTCCAAATCCCCTTGTATCAAAGGCATTATTAAATGCATCAAGAAACGCTCTATGAGTTTGGTAAGTACTATCCGAATTTTGGAAAAATACCTTTACAATATACGATGTGTCAGCCCCTATTTGATAGTTAATATCAATGCGCTTATCGTCTGCTAATTCAATATTAATCACATCGTCAAATCCTATAATTGACTGACCTTTAATGCTAAATAAGTATTGATAATATTGACTTCCTGGACCAAATTTACAAGGAACTGGTAGTGTAGCTCCCGTAGTTGTTGATGAAGCTGTAGTCCCAATAACAGAATATACGTCTTGTCCATAATATACAATATCTCCAACATACAAATTACCTGTAGTAGAGTAAGCAGATCCAGTATATTGAGTTGCTACTGCGCTTGTCGCCTGAATAGCGGCACTAACATAGTAAAACTGAGCTCCCGTACCGTCAAGCGTTCCCTTTGTTGTTGTGGTTGGTGCAGTTCCGGTAGCAGTTCCAGCTGATCCGCATACATACAGCTTATTCGACGTTGTAACATAGTCTCCTATTTTGTAAACAGCAGAAAGAGTCCATGCGCTTGTTGTTATTTTAGGAATCACGCCAAGAACTAAAAAGTAATTACCTGTTCCAGAGTTAAGAACACCAGATGTTGCAGATGGAATACTAGCGGCAGTACTTCCAGAAGAGTTCGTACAGATACAAGCATAAGTTACGGTTCCTGGAGATACTGGGGTGTAGTAGTATATACTACCTACCGTAGGGGTAAAACCTGCAGTTATCCAATGGACCCCACCAGTATGTGCCATTGGTAGTAATAAGTATTTTTTCATATTATTATGCGTATGTTACTGTAGAAATTGTGTTATAATCTGTTGCGCTAGCAGGGATTGGCTTTAATGGTAATGTAGGAACCGTATAAACGCCTCCTGGCTGAGAAGATGCAATCATCGAGTCGTTTAATGCTTGCATAACTGCATAGTGAGGCGCATATGACGAATCTGCAGTTCCAAATGTTATTTTTACCTTATAGCTAGACGTGCCTGAATAATACACATAAAGTTCTGTTGTACTATTAATAACAACATTTACAATATTATCAAGTCCAATTAATGCTTTAAGTCCTGTACCAGTAATGGTGAATTGTAAGAATTTTTTCATGTTACAAAGTTATGTTATTTTGTTTGTTTTTCTATCATCTTCAAAACTTCAATACCGTCGTCGGTAGTCAAGAATGCGACAAGTGCAGATACAGCCTCTTCTCCAAACGGAATCGATATCAGCTTCTTTTTGTTATTCGGTAGGTTATAGTATATATCCCTTCCGCTGTTCTTTGTAACAAACAATCCGCTAGATAATGCCTTCCCTGCAGTGCTATATAATTTAAGCTGTGGGTCGTCAACCGCCTCTAAGAACTCTGATGGGTTGTTCCTAGCATACACCAAGATATCCCTCTTAACCTCGTCTGAAGTCATTTTGTCTACATTTGCGTCAGTCATAACCCTTAACACAGCCTCTGCCGTATCAATATCAAGACCTCTAGCCATAACAAGGGCATCAACCTCCATGTTAAGATTTTTAATCTCATCTTTTGCTATTTTTTCAAAGTCAAGCTCCTTAAATATAGGGCCATTACCTGGGTGCATATCAAGGAAGCTTTGAAGGACTGGGTTTGTCTTTGGAACCTCTAAAACTCCGTCAGTAAATGTAACGTGCTCTAATATTGCGTTACCGTCCTGCTCGTCCTCAAAAGGACTCTTCTGGTTTCTTGCGTACCTAAGCGCCCTGTTAATCCCCTTCTCTTCGTCAAACCACAAAAGTGGACTGTTTCTTGTATGTCTTGATGCCAGCATAAATGCTATTGGCGTTGCGTCGCTTGTTAAAACGTACGTCTTGTCTTTTAATTCTTGTTTCATTTTATTTGATTTTAAAGATGATAAAGTAGGGGCCGAAGCCCCTACTCATTTTTTCTAGTTCTTGAATAAGAAGAAGTTGTTAGCACCGAGTACACACAACGCACGCTCTGACAAGAAGTTAACCTTCATGTAGTCAGCATCACTTGTTGCAGCTCCACCAGCACCACCTGTAATCCAGGTCTTGTAACGACGATCTTCTGTCTCACTTGCACGATAACGAACGTGTAAGAACGGACGCTTTGCGTTTTTACCGAGAACCTGATCGTATACGTTAGTAGAACCAGCAGGAACCAAAACTCCATTTACTCCACCGGCAACAATGTCACCACGTAAAGTAGCGTCGTTTAAGTACTTCCAGTCTGTCTTGTAGAAATCGTATCCACGACGGAATCCTGTAAAGCCTAAGTTCAAAGCCATCTCCTTGTCGTTATCGAACAATCCAAAGCTAGAACCACCAGCGCCATAGCTGTTTTGTGCGGCTAACATATCGTCGATATCAAAACTGAACTGACGGTTTAAGAAGATTGCATTCTCTTGGATTGCGCCTTGCTTATCTAAACGCTGAATGATTGCATCGAAGTCGTTTAATGTGCTTGGGTTTCCACCGCTCCACACGTTACCACGATCTTCAACTTCATAGAATAAACCCTTAGTTCCAGCTGCTGTAGGAGGAGTTCCTTGTCCACCAAGTACAGTATTGGCACTTTTTGATAATTCAGCTAATGCCGCAGAGCTAGTCTCAGCAGGAACACCTTCTACCATTGACATTTCAAGGTAATCTTCAAAGCGAAGACGAGTCTCGTGCTCTGACTTGATATACCATAAGTATCCTGTAGCTCCGTTCTCTGTAGTAACTTCTACCCATCCAATTTGAGCCATATCAGAACCTGTAACTTGATAGTTATCTTTGATAATAATAGGCTTGTTGTCAAAGAATTTATCTTGAGCCTCTAAAGAGCCAACCATTCCGTCTGTACCCTTCCTAAATTCAGATCCATACACAAATCCTGTTACAGTTCCTGAACTAAATGGATCTGCTGACAAATTCTTGTAGTATGCAACTGTAAATGTTGTGAAATCAGTTGCGACTGCTGTAATAAGTGCTTTTTGTGACGTTCCATTAGTTCCTGATAAAAATACAGTTTGCCCAATCCTAAATGCGTGCTTTCCGCTGCTTGCAATTGTAAATACCTGAGTTCCAGAGCTATAACCACTAGCTGACATTCCTGTGTATTTCATGTGAAGACGACCTTGCTCTGACCATTTAATCATGTCTGAGTTAGTCGGCATCTCTGCGCCTACCATTCGTAAGAATGATGCGATAGAGCGATTACCGTAGCGCTCAAATTCTTTTTCGTAAGTATCCGGTAAATACTGACTCAAGAAATTAAAATCCTTGATGTAGTTTGTTGAATCCGTAACTCTCGTTGCGGTTGGGGTTAATCCGTATGTAGGACTGCCCGATAATGATCCTGCCATTTTTTAATGTTTTTTGTTTGTTAACGATTTTTATTACTTCTGATTCGGAGCCCAGATCCAAAAGAATCGTCCACCGCAGTAACCTTAAATCCACCCTTGCTTATTGACTCTGCCGCACTCCTTACACCTCCCATGTCTATATTTTTAATGGCTCGTGTCGAGTTTGAGACTTCGTCTGCACGCCCTTGATCGTAGAAATACTTTGCAAATGCGTCTGGGTTTGTGGCTACTGCCAATGCTTTGTGATACTTCTCTGCATCCCTCAGGTAGCCTTTGTCGTCTAGGTGTGTAGAGATGAAGTTGTTCACATTCATCTGAAAGTCCCTGACTTTATCGACTTCTCCTGGCTTGTAAATCACTTCCTTACCGTCAACACTAAACCCAAAACCTTTGAAGTCTTTGTTGAACAACTCGTTAGTTTTATTTACGAAGTACTCGGACTGCTTCGTTGCAACCTCTTCCGCTTGGCTGCGCTCCTTTATATTCCTCTTGTAAGCCTCGTAGTCTTCGTCGCCAGTCCTATCAGACCCCCTTGACTCAAGTGGGACCTTGTATTGATCCTTCTGGTTATTAAAGAACTTCACGGCCTCTGAAAGGTCTTTTTTCATTGCTATCCTCTTGGCCTTGACTTCCCTTTCGTCGTCAAACTCCTCGTCAAAGGAGTACTTGGACTCAATCTCAAATGCGATATCCTCTGCATCTAGATCGGGGTTGTTCATCGCCATGTATTCAGATAGCACCTTCATCGGATCTTCCTTCTCAAAGTCTCTGTTAATCTTGATGAAGTCCTCGATTCCTCGTCCGGTCTCCTTCTTGAATTTCAGAAACGATGATACATCTTCTGGAAGATCCTCATTGCTCTGCGTCTGAGAAAAAATCTCGTCAACAGAGTTGATGTCTTTGTTGTATCTATTCCGTATGTATGAAAGAACTACACTCTCGTCTGGATCCTGTGCCGCCACTGGTTCGGGTTGTGTTTCCGGTTCTGGGGTAGGGGCAGGAGCCTCTTGCTGTTGTTGGTGTTTCTCTAGGAGCTCGTTCTCAACTTCTTGGACAGACTTCTCCTCGTGCTGCACCTCTCTTACTGTTATACTCATTTGATTTAATTTAAGCAAATTTATGAAACATTAACGAAATAGCCTAACGTGGCTCGAACTCGTTAAGTGCAAATCCGTCTA